CATCCAAGTCTTTCTGCTGTATCCTTATCCAAGGCTGATTCCGTATCAAAATAAACAACATTGACTCCCTTTTTTTGGGCATTTGCTGCAATCTTGTTAAGAATTAAAGTCTTCCCGCAACCACTTGGTCCCGAAAATCCAGTGATTCGTCCCATTGGGATTCCTTTGTGAAGTGATCCAGATATAATGCCATTCAATGCATATGATCCAGTGCTAATCCATTCCTTAACGGTAGAAAGTGAATTTTCGCTAAGGAATGATGCTTCTGGATTAAGATCATCGAGAATTTTAAGTGCATCATCAATTGATCCTGTGTCCACAACGTTGTCTTCTGTTTCTTTTTTTGTTCTTGCCATAGTGTTATATACTATAAACAAAAATCCGCAAAAGTCAAACAACCTTTGCGGATTTTTTTTATATTGTTATGTGAGTGAATTTTTATTCATCGAACAGCTTGATCACAGGCGCATCCTTGCTCTCCGTCTTCTTCGCTGTTTGGAACATATTGACATATTGTTCAAGAAGACGCTCCTCCAAATTAATTTCCGATGTTACGATTTTATCCGAAGGATAATTGAAAACAGAACCTTCTTCACGTTTTCCCAAAACAATAAATTCCTTAAAAAATACAGGAACCAATTGAACGGTCAATTGACCGTTATTATTTGGAGAAGCGAAAAGAATAGCTGGATTCTTAACTTTTGTTGTGGAAGCTTTTGATTCCACAATTTCACCAACGATAGTATGACCAACGTGGTCCATAAAGACCTTAATGTTATCTTGCATAGAGTAATAATTTAAACGAATCTCAAAAAAAATCAAGCCCTAGTCAGCAAAAAAATCCATTAAATCACACTTGGTCATTTCATTTGGCTTTTGTGCAACCCAATTAACAGTTTCAAAAAAGCTCTGAACTGGTGAAAATATAACTTTATCGAACATTTTTTCATAATCCGCTTCAAAAATATTGCGAAACTCTTCTGGATAATAATACTTGAATGCGATGGATTCTATACCGTACCTGTTTGGTTTTTTCAAATAAAAAACCTTTAACTTGTCTCCACTCTGAATTTTTTCATACTTCGATGTTAAATCAAGACGATCTAAAAGAATATTGTAATAGTATGCGGATTTGACATGGTTAGGCATTCCTTTTACGGTTTGAAAATCCTTGCACTGATTCGCATATTTTTCATAATTCTTAATACCCTTGTTTATCGCAATTTCCTCCAAAGGTAATTTTAAAAACGCATCGTGTGCATTTTTTACAGCATCATTTGTTTCTTTGTTGTTTAGAGTTGTAAGAAGAGTTTCAGCTATCTTTTTAACGTAAGGCTTAACTTTCTTTGGCATCGTGCTTTTCACAACATCAACGCCTGTATATTTGAATTCGTTACACTTAATACCCTCACTATCTAAAATATGAAGAATATAGTGTTTTTTCTTCAAAAGCATTCCAATATCACATATTTTTTCTCTCTTAAATAAAAATCTACAATCTTTGGAATTTAATTCACTTTGACCCCACTTTACAATTTCCTCATTGAGATATTTTGCAGTATCATCAATAATTGAATACATCTCTTTACTGACCTTATTCTTTTCTGAAAAAATAACTTTATTATTCTCAATTATTTCATCGAAAGAAATGAATAAGCTATCGGTATCGATGTATCTAATAACGTCTCTTTTTACTTTTGATCCAATTTTATTCTCAACATATTCAGTTAAAATTTCAGAACCTTTGTTAATAATAGCCTGACCAGTAAGAGTAATTGATCTCGCAAGATCATCGTCTCCTAATGCAAAATATTTGTTTCCAAATGCACCATAAACAGAATTAAGGAAAATCTTCTGAGTTTTTTGATCAATGTCTAAAAGTCTAGCTTGTTTTTCCAGTTCTTTTCTTTCAGGACAATCTTGCATTTCCTCCATCTGTTTTTTAACTTTACCTAATTTCTTCACAGCTTCGACCCTTCTCTTATAATATTTGTCAATGATTTCAGGAAAAAGACCCTTTTTTTTCTGTGTGAACAAGACATTCGCCTTTGAAATTGCGATTTGTTCCTTTTCAACAAGTTTCTTGAACGCATTAGGTGATATTTTATGCTGTGTGTCGTTTGCATCACGAATGACAACTATATCATTGGACTTTTCTATGATTGTCCCAAGCTTTGTTTCTGGTGATATATTCAATGTCACCATTGTATTTGGATATAGTGAATTGGCATCAAAAGAAACTAGGTGTTTATGTATACCGCTTTCTGGTTCCTTTACAAACGCACCTTCATTCTTTCCAATCTTATCCGTGTTTCTGATAAATGTTGGAATCTTGACTTCTCTTTTTCTTGCTTGAATTGCAGCGGCTCCTGTAATAACACCGAGACTTCTCAATGCACTTTCCATAGTAGTTAGTCCTGTCACGGCTAGTGACCTCAAGAGTGGCATATATTTCAAGGCATCATCCAATTTAACAAGAATGTTTACGTCTTGAATATTATAATCAACGAATACTTCCCAATTTTCATCTGCAAGATCTGATAGATTACCTCCACCGTAATCCACTTTGCTTTCTCCGAGTTCTATTGATCCAATTGTACCCAATTTATAATTTTCTCTAGGAGAAAGACAAAACTTCTTGTATACATCCATGTAATCAATAGATGAAACGCCATCAATAACCCAAACCTTTTCCTCTTTACCAAATTTATTAAACTCAATTCTACTGTAAATGTTTTGAGTTGGAGATAACCTACAAGCATCATTTTCATCACATATCTTTCCTATTCTCGTAATAAGGTAGGGTATATCGAAAAACTTACTGTTCCATCCAGACAATACATCCATGTGATCTTTTTCGATGAATTCCAAAAATTTAGTAAGAAGCTGTCTTTCCGAAGAGCAATGAACATACTTCACATTCTTTTCTTTTGGGGTATATGCCTTGGTTCCCCAAACATGAAACATTTGAGACAATGTATCGTATATGGTGATAACATTCACAGCAGCGTTTGCTTGATCTGGATGGGGAAATCCTTCGTCTTTAGAATAAACCTCAATGTCCAAATAGAATATCTTTAAGGGGTTTTGAGTGAATTCTGGTTTTTCGTATTCAGTATGAAACATATCGACCAAAAATTGTTGATATATACTCAAATTCTCAAAAACACGAATAGTGTCATTTTCCTTCAAATACTTGGAACGATCATATTGGCTATTAAAAGTTCTTTTCTTCAATTTTGTATTGAAGAGACTGATAGCATCGTGGTTCCCATTTGTTTCCAAGTATATATAAGGTCTATACGTAGACTCGACCCTTATTCTTTTACCGTCATTAGCCCAAGTAAAAAGATTCATGCAACGTTCTTTTGAGTTATACGATATATTTCTGTACATTGTGGAATAAGTAATTCTAGAAGATTATGGAAGATATTGCAAGCAAATTTTTCAACACACTAACCGATTGTCCAAGTGAGATCCCGAATTGTGAAAAACTTAGAGAAGAATACGTTAGATCATTGGATGCAATGAAAGTTAGGGGGGCTTGTTCCGCATGTGCGGAAAGAAGTCTAAGAAATAATTTTATATCCAAATTAAAAACAATACTTCAAAAATGATTTGGTTTTATTTTACAGGTTTACTTACAGTAAACAGTCTTTTGATTCTTTGGTTTTATTCTCCACTTTCATCGTCTATTGCAAAGTATATCTTCAAAAAAGATAACATTTTAAATTTGGATGATTTTTTGGATTTCATTTACATTAAAAATGAAATATTGGGAAAACTTCTCTCATGTTGGATATGCATGAGTTTTTGGCTATCTTTAATTGTTGGAATAATTTTGACTTTTTGTTTTAATTTGTCTTGGTTTTTTCCAATTATGACATTTTTCACATACCCATCCGTTCTTTTTTTAATCAAACAATTATACCGTTGATAGCATTGAGACGTTTTCTCTCTTTATGACCATATGGATGGTTGAATAGCTCGGTATAGCAATGGATGTTGTCATCGTTCTCAAGCCAACGAGAATTAGCATCTCTTCTAGCTTTCGCTGAAATGTTCATATAACGACCCTTCTTGCTCAATACATCATCTATCTGTGCAATCATCTCCTCACCACTGTTGAATTTGAATTGTGCATTTTCATATGTGCATAGGTCTTGACAAGCAATTGGAAGACCAAATGCATTCGCCTCTACAAGTTTTAAATCCGACTTGGATTTGTTGAAGTTATTATTTTGAAGAGGTGCTACAAGCATATTGATTCTAAGATTCTTGATCTTTTCACCATAATTATACAAGTTTTGCCAAGGATGAAACTCGATCTTTCCAGATTGAACAAGATGCCCCAATGGGAGGGGATATGCGCCAAGAAAAACCCATTGATACTTGTTAACTGTATCGGAAATTGCTTTTACAACGTGAGCAAAATCATCGTTTTGACCTACTCTATTATCAACGTCAAAGTGAGCACCAGATCCAGCATAAAGAATTCTTGGTTTTTTCTTGTATGTATCGTAGTTGTTGGATATTTGCTTCTCATCATAGAAATGACCAAGCCAGAACTTTGGAGGAAAATTTGGAATAATTGTGACATTTGGATGTCCAGTTTTTTCCATGTAATATTGCCTCATGAAAGGACATGTTACTGTTACCTCATCACATAAAGACATAATATCTTGACAGTTTTTACGAATTTCTGGATCCGTAAAAGCTGGTTTATATTTGTTATAATCTGGAATATCTTCAGAGAAAACAAGATCATCAATTTCGTAAATCACTCTAAATCCAATTTCTTTAGAAATTTCTTTAAGAAATTGAACAAACTTTAATTGATGGGATGTGGCTTGTCTCTGAATTCTTACAACTTTGGTATGAATGTAATAACGTGGATCTAGGTTCATTACGGTAGAACCGTGAACAGTCATTAGATTAAAGGCGTTCAAAAGATGTTCAGGCCAAATCATTCTCCAAAAACCGCAACCACTGTAATCAGCATAATACTGTATAACCCTAGAAAGATTTTGTTCGGGAGGTGTAATGTCCTGTTTTTTTACAGGAGATTCCACATTGCTTGCAAATCTTTGAGAATTTTTAAGAAGCGGGGATACGAATGCATTATTTGGTATTTGAATCATGGAATTAATTATTTCACTTCAACTCTAAATCAAGAGGAATTCTTTTTGTAATTCCGTTACTTTTTTCCAAATACACGACTTCTCCATTCGCTAATTTGGAACATTCCCTTCTATGAGAAATTACATATATACCATAAGAATACTTATCAACAAATTCATTCAAAATTCTCACAACATTTTCAACTCCTGCTGAATCCAAACTAGTGTCTAATAGTTCATCATAGAACTGAACGTTATAATAAACATTTGTCTGAAGTTTCAACATATCGATAAACGCAAACATAATAGAAAGATCGATTGCCTTTCTCTCCGCTCCACTATAATTGAAGTATGTTGTCGGCTTACCTCTTTCATTTTTAATATCCTCTTCAAAATATTGATCAAATGTAATAGAGGAATTTGCATTGAGTTCTTTTAGATAAAATGCTATTTTCGCATTGAATAAAGCAAGTATCTTTTTTACAACATAACTCTTCACTCCTTCTTCAGATAAAACAAATTTCACGTTTTCCAATACCTTGAAACGTTTTTTTAATTCTTGTAGTTCATTGGAAATTTCTTGAATTTGAATCTGTATTTCTTCAACACTTTTAGCTTCTTCTTCTTTGTAATTCTGAAGATCATTTAAAGCATTTCTTTCCTTAGATATCTGAGAGTTGAAATATTGGACTTTTTCTTCATCGTTCTTCTTTTGTTGCTCAAGAAGTGAATTTTTATTCACACCGTCTTTGAGTAAATTTATAGCCTTATCTATCAATGTCACCTCAGATTCAAGATCATTTTGTTTTTTGGAAAAATCCACAGTGATATTGTTCTTCTCCTCAATATCTTTTTGAATAGTTTTTTTTCTATTATCTATATGTTCCAAGTCACCATCTGTTACAACCCTTAAACAAATTGGACACTCATCTTGATCTGTTCCAATTTTCAATAGATCGTTTTTTAAAATCTTAATCTCAGTGGAAATCTCAGTTTTTTGTTTAAAAATTTGCTGAATTTCATCATTCTTCGATTTTTTCTTTTCCTCTAATTTTTTAATTTTAACTTTATTTTGAGAAACGTCATCAATCACATACTTGGAAATATTGTCATTTGTAACCTGAATTTGCTTGTCCAACTTTGATATATTTTCTTCTATTTGATTTCTTCTTTTTTCCCTTTCTTCGGAGTTTCTTTTATTTTGATCCAATACGAGTTTTACGGTTTTTTCCAAATCATCGTATTTTTCACTTTTTCTTTCTATTTCCTTTTTTACTTCTCCGTATTCCTCTTTCAAACCGGAATTCATTTTAGAAAAAACATCCAAGTTAAATATGCCTTCGATGAATTTTTTCTTTTCTAAATTCTTCTGAGCCATAAACGGAACAGTTGAATTGATGGAAAGACATATGCAGTTTGTGAAAATTTCTGGAGTAAGGTTGAGAATGTTTAAAATATACTCGGTGGTATTCGCCATGCTATCTCGGCTTATATCAACGCCATTTTCAAACAAATTGAGTTTAGATGGTTTTATTGTACGAATAATTTCATATTCGTTTTCATCTATTGAAAATGTTAAAGATACTTCCGCTGATTCGTTTGT